CAGCTTCGCCCATCAGCCCCATTTTGGATTTATTGTAGCCAAAAAGAGTAGGCATATTGACCACTCCGCCGTTAGCAAATCGGGCAATGGACCCGCCTCCGAAGCTTGCGCCATTAGCGGCCCTAACACTCGTATCTAGGTATGACTGACCTGCCATTGGACCCGCAGCTGCGGGAGTAGCACCAAACATCGACATCATTGCTTGAGCTAATGGAATAACAATTCTCATTCGAACAATGATCGCTAATAATTGATCGAGGATATTTTCAAAAAATTTATTTAACTCGAAATTGCCGTTTTTGATTAGGCCCACGATATGGGTTGTGAGACTTTCAAATGCCCCACGAGTGGCATCAGCTACTTGTTGAGATTCTGTCTTTGTACTCCTCAAGAAATCAGCCATCCCGCCTTCAAGATTTTGAGTAGTAAGTAGCCATCTTCCTTGTTCCCTAGAGACCTCAGTCATCGAATAAGCAAAGTCCAAAAGATTTATGCTGCCCGCTTCCAATTGAGCATTTAACTCCTTGATCTTTGACGCCTCTATTTCCTGATTAAACTCGTGAAGATCAATAGCCACATTATTGAAATTCCGAGTGCTTAATTCTTGATTAAGCTTTTCATTCTCCAGAGTATATTGCATCAGATTAATGCTACCCTCTTTGAATTGGTCAGAAACGTTATTGATGTTGATACTTTGAATAGCGGCCCAATAGGCTTCAGAGTCTTTTTTAGCAAGCCATTGTTTATTTAATAGGCCCAAAGTATTTTTTAATTTCTGAGCTGCGCTAGCGGTATTTTGTAACAATGTCCCTGAGGCTTTGATTTTCGGATTCGAATCTTCAATTATCTTTCCAGTCTTTTCATATTCAAATCTAAATCCTTTTAAAGACTCCCCAGCGGATTGAACGCCTTTCCCAAACGATGACACCCAATCAGTCTCTGAAATGACTCCTAAGAGATTTAGAAAATCCCCCATTTTAGCGAGCCAATTCCCGACTGAATTGATACTGGTCTCAAGGCCTCGTTTGAAATCATCAAGGTTATCGTAAATAACTAAAATGGCTAGAGACAGGGTAGCGAAGAAAGCGGTCAGAGGATTACTTAATGTGAATTCCCATGCTGCAACGGCAAGGGCCCTTATTCCTAGAGCCAAGGCATCCAAAGCGGCAATCACTTTCGGGATTGAGGCTACTGCTAGAAGAGTCAAAGCTAAAGGTAATTTCTCGGATAGAACTTCAACGAGTTCTTGGAATCCCTTTTGGATTTTTAATTTATCAAAGAGACGACCAACCGCTAAAGTAAAATCATTAAAGGCTACTGTAAGCGTCTGACCTATTGTCTGTTGCATCCCTTGAGCGAGCTCATTTGTCTTTTTCATATTTTTAAATAATATTTCTAAAACCTTCGCTGCGGGGAGCATTCGTTTTTCCCCAAGTTCTGTCAGACTCTTTCCAGTACTCTTAAATGCTTCTTTTAATATCCCAGTGACGTAGGCGTTATTTTCAATCATGGACTTTAATTCATCCCCGTCGTATCGGCCTTTAGACATCGCCTGAGAAAACTGTTGAATAACTGAAGTGGCTCCTTCGCCTGATACCCCTACAATTCGAAATGAATTTTGGAGCATCTCAGTGAGATCAGCGATATCCTCAACACTAAGCCCGTATTGTTGAGTACTGGATAATAATTTAGCATAGACGTCAGATGTGTCTTCAAGGGAACTCTTTGTATTTTTTGAAACATCAGCTAATCTTTGAATGACAGCTTCGGCATCGGCGGTACCATTGGTAAGAGCATTGATCCTATTTTTCAGCATCAAGAAGGAATCGGCCATATCTGTGATTTGGGAAATACCCATCCCAAAAACCTGAGCTCCCATAAGACCAGCCCAAACTCTTGAAAAAGTAGTGATAACTCCGCTAGAAGTTTTTAAAGATTTGTTCATTTCGCCAAGGCTATTTGCGATCCGTTTGATGTCTTTATCGCCTCGGACGTCTGCTACTATCCTTATTTCCCGAAGTTCCTTTGACATTACCCGCCCCCTTTTTGTTCTCAATTTGGAGAAGGGCGGAATCCATACGCCTCATCAGATAAAGGAATTCCTCGAAGTCCTCTCCAATCGGAAATATACTAAAATACTCAGCGATAGCTGTAAAGGGGATTGGCCCTAGGCCGAAACCAATCTGACGACAACTTGAAACCTCGTGGAAGGCCTCAACATAAATTGAAAAAGGACCGAGTTCTGGCTCTCGGTCCTCTGGCTTAATCATCCCCTTTTCTAAGAGACGATAGTAATACCCATTTTCGACAGAATCTTTCCACTTAGAGGCCCATTTTATATAAGCCTCTAGAAGTTTCCCAATTCTTCTCGATAATTCTTTGCATCATTAGCGTATGCAATGAGGGTCTCAGTCAGTTCGGGCAATTCCAAGAAAAAATCAAGAGCCACTTCTTTTGAAAAAGGAGTGATTTTCCCGTCGATTTCAACGCCTTTCCAGTCAAGAATACAGGCTTCGACGAATACTTTCGCCATAATCTGTCTTTCTTTAGTGGCTTCGAGCGTTCCGGTTTCGACCTGTTTGGCGTAAGGCTTATAGTGTTTCGCTAAAGCACTTTTAATCTTTACCGAATTAGCCCCACCAAATCGGGCTAGTTTAAAGCCGATTTCGTCTGAAAGAGTGAACCAAATGCCCTCGGATTCGAGGGCCTCATTATTTTTAAAGAACTTATGGATATTACTTTTCATTCAATCCTACGCCATTTTGTAAATTGCCAGTGCGGAAGCGCCAGCGGATCCGACCTTAGCCACTCCTGACATATTCATAATTATATCTTGGTTTGCCCCACCGGATTGAGGATCGTCAAAGGATACTTGGACTGCGGGCATAAAGAAGCCGTAGGCCCCGCCAGCGTTTTTAACCATGAATCCTAAAGCGAATTCCTCTTGATCGAGTTTTTTAGGAAGCATTGCCCATGAGTTATTAGTCAAATAGGCCGCAATGTCGATTGTGATCGCAGCTTGGCCAGCGGAGTAATCCTTTGGCGCAATGTTTCCAATAACTGTCTGGGGAGTGAGGTTGTTATCAAGGCTCAAAGCCACTGACTGGATGTCGAAGTCTGAATTATCTAATACCCCAGTAGCACTTGAAGCCAAATAAGGCATATCTACTGAGCCGTTTAGAGTGTTAGTAGTGGCCGCAGCGTTGATAGTTCGGCCATTAGTAATAGCGTCAGTCGCTACGTCCCAAGCCAAATAGTTATTGCCCATAAAACCAAAGGTTCCAGTGATAAGTTCCCCGTAAGCCACATTGAGGCTCATCATGGAAGCTACCATTCCTTTGTAGTTAATCCCTTTATTAGTAAGATCTAAGAATTTCTTCTCGATTGAAAAGGATTTTTTAGTCGACCCGATAATGAGTTTATCCCCACGAGTGATAGTAGTTCCTGTCCCAATTTCATCGACCATAGTGGTAGGGCCAGCGTACTTAATTTCGGTAGCGCTTGTAATCTCAGTAATCATGATTGTGACGTTATTTAATGGGTCAACAAATCCCGCTAGAGTACAGAAGTCTCCTACAGCTAAAGAAGATGTAGTCCAGTCCCCAGCGGCACGAGTGATCTTTTTGAGCGTAGTATCAATGGTCAAATCAGCGCTGATAGCGGCTAAAGTAGACCAAGTATTATACATTGCTGATTCCATAAAGCTTTCAAGAGCCGCTTCTTTGGCTAATTCAAAGTTTAAATCTCCGCTTACAGTAAGACCAGTTACGATCTGACCGCCGCTCATCCGATCAGTACGGATTTGAGCTGATTCGACAGTCTCAGGCGTCCCAGACAAGGACTCAGCTGTGAATCGAGCCGTTGAGAAGTTGCCCGCTACAGGAGTAACCCCGTAGGTTACTTCGGGGATGAATGCCACTCTGACGCTATTTGATGAACTCATTTAAAACCTCCAAAAATTAAAGTGTAAAATCCCTATTATAAGTCGCAATAAAACTCGCTGAGATATATCCCCCATCAAATTGTAGAGTGGCTCCGTCGTCGAAATTAAGCGGACTAACCGACTCAATGACAATATCGTTAATCCGACGGGCTCTCAGAAGATTTCTAAGGGCTTCTCCTCTAGTTAGAATATTACTTGATGCGGTCAACTTTGCAATATCAACGACGTGTAAATAAAAGGCACCTATCTCCCGATAGCGCCCTTGATTATTTGTAGCGTCAATTGTGACTGGAACCTCGTCGCTACCGATAAATTGTACCCCAAGCCAAGGATCATCGACCGTAAGGCCGTTTTCAATGACAAAATCGTGGACCTCCAGATACGAGCCAGTGAGATCAAGCACATTTTCAGTCGGGGCATTGGTCGTAAGGAAACTTAAAAAGTCCGTTCTAACTGCGAGGGAACTCATAAAATAACCCCTTCTCTTAGGTAAATTCGTATTGTGGGATATAGGTATGGGCCGCCCTCGGACGTAGCACCAGTTTTCTTATCTTTCTTTGCCCAGCGGCCAGCGGCGGAATAGGTACGTCTCAAGGGTTTTCCGCTTTTAGAAAATGCGGGAGTATTTTGGGCGTTGA